AGGTCGGGCGCCGCCGTGCCGGCAATCGCGCCTTCGCTCAATTCGGTCAGGATATCGTGCAACGCCACCGCCCCGTCATCCGCTTCGATCTCGAAGGTCAGCGACGGGATATGGTTGGCGAAATCCTCAAGCTCGAGATGCTCGAACACCGCATAGCCGAGGCCGCGGAAGGCCGGCGTATTGCCGATACCTTCGACCGTTGCGATCAGAGGGTCGACCGGCTGGTCCTCATCCCCCGGATAGAGTCTGAACGCGCCCAGTGCGCTCTTCCAGTCTCCCGCCGCCCCGCGCAGCAGCTTCCCGTCCGCCCAGATGCGATGCACCGCGCGGATCGGCCGCGCCGAGAGCGCCACCGCGAACGACACCGAATAGCTGTAGGTCGTAGTCTTGGGCTTGCCCTTGCCTCCGCCCGATTTGTGCTTGGTCTCGATGAGGTCGGTCGCCCACACCACCGATCCGGCCACCCGCATCGTTCCGAACAGCTTCGGGATCGGCTGCCCATAGCGTGAGACCTGCACGGCGAGGTCACCCAGCCGCGGCCCCTGCCGCCGCGGCGCGAACAGCCGCTGATCGACCTGCTGGCCGAGCAAAGCGCCGACCGCACCACCGATCGGCCCACCGACCAGCGTGCCAACAGCGGTCAATACCAATGTCGCCATCTTAGCCCTCTTCGTGACACCCGCGCCAGGCGGCGAGCACCGGCCATTCCGGCCGTCCCGGCGTCTCGACCACCTTGCGCAGCCGCGCATCGGCATGGACGAACCCGGTCGGCGTGATGACGACCATGTGGACCTGTCCCGGCCCCGGCTCGACCATCAGCAGGTCGCCCGCCCGAGCCTCGCCCGGAAAGATCGCCCATAGTCCCATGGCGTCGGCCACCATGGCGATTATCGCCCAGTCCTGCCCGCGCTGCGGATAGCGCGCCGGCGGCACGGTCTTGTCCATCGCCACCGCCGCCACGCCGACACAGTCCAGCCCGGTTTGCGGATCGCGCCCCTGCGGCCGAAAGCGTGCGCCGATGCAGCGCCGTGCGGAATCCACCACCTCGTCGGGAGTCATGTCACGCTCCGGGATAACGGGTTAGGAGGTCGGCGCCCGGCAGATGCGGCTCGCCCCGGAAATTCTCGCCATTGGCGAAGCGGTCGCGGCAGGTCGCAAAGATCTTGTCGCACCCCTCGATCAGCTCGACCAGCGCGCCGACGGCCACCGGCCCCGGCGGCGCATCGCGCAGGAACAGGCGCGCGCCATCCGATCGCAACACCGCGCTCGCGATCCCGCTGTTCGCCCCTTCGATCCAGCGCAACCGCCCATAGCTATAAGCGTTGGGCGACGGCTCGTCGGCATCGACATCGCACGTCGCCGCATCCACCACCGCCGCGATCCGCGCGAAACGTGTGCGGCCCGCCAGATCGACCCGGCACCTCCGGTCGCCAAGCTCGGCCCGGCACTCCGGCGATGTCGCCTCGACCACGGGCCGGTCGAGCAACGCCGTCGGCCCTCTCAGCTCCGCGGTGAACGCGCCGTCGCTGATCCCGACCTCGCCCAGCTCGCCCCGCGCCAGAAACAGCGGCTCGGCCCCCGGATCGCTCCAATCCACCGCGATCAGCCGCAAGTCCGCGCCATCCCAGCGCCCGGCGGCAAGATCATCCGCGCTGATCGCATAGCTGGTCAGCGCTCCCGCCACATCCAGCGTGTCGACATCCAGCCCGTCGCTCCGGCTGATCGCCGAAGGCATCATCCCCGGCGCCGCACGGTAGAGAAAGTTGCCGATTTCCAGATCGCGATCATGGCTGGTGAAGCCCAGCGCCACCCCGTCCCGCCGCACCAGCCGCCAGCAAAAGGCGAGCGTGGTCAGGTCGCCCTGCAACCAGGTCGTCATGATTTTCTCCAAAAGTTAACTGTCGGAACCCCGCGCTGCCCTATAGGGGGCGCATCAATGCGTCCGGCGTCTTTCCAGAATTCGTCTTATCTAAACCGCGTGTCGCTCCCGAGCAGGGCCACCGCGTTGCTTGTCGCGATCGTCCTGAGCGCGCTGATCGTCTTCATGCTCCTGAAGCTCGGAACCCGCCCGCCGCACGTGCCTGACGATCTCACGAAGCCAATCGTCGTCCAGCTCCTGCCGGCGGCGGGCGCGCCCCGCGCCCGCGCCGAAAGCACCGCCCAGGTTCACCGCCCCCGCCCCCCGATACAGCCACCTTTGCCGCCACCGCCGATCCCGACACTCAACATGCTTGTCCTCTCGCACGACGAGTTCGCGGCGACCGATATCTCCCGGCTGTCCCGTCAGCCAAAGGATGCCGGCGGCGACGCCAATGCGGGAGCGGGCGACGGCACCGCAGCGCAAGGCGCTGGTCAGGGGCCGGGCGGAGAGCCGCTCTACGACGCCGAATGGTATCGCGAGCCGACGCATGCGGAAATGGTGACCTATCTCCCGTCAGGAGCCCCGGAAAAAGCGTGGGCCATGATCGCCTGTCGCACGATCGAGCGCTATCATGTCGAGGATTGCCAGGAACTCGCCGAATCCCCGCCCGGCTCGGGCCTGTCACGTGCGCTGCGCCAGGCGGCCTGGCAATTCCTCGTCCGCCCGCCGCGGATCGGCGGCAAATCGCTGGTCGGCGCATGGGTCCGCATCCGCTTCGACTTCACCCGCGAAAACGCAAAGGAGCCGCGGTCCTTTTGATCGACCTCGACCCGGCATCGCGGTAAAAGCTCCTACAAAATATGCGGATTGGGAGACGCGACATGGTCACTACGACGGATTGGCCAATCAAGGCGCGCGAGCTGCACAACCATCATTTCGATTCGACCATCTGGAACGATTTCGCCTTTCGCGATGACGACATCATCATCGCAACCTATGCCAAATCCGGCACCACCTGGACGCAACAGATCGTGGCCCAGATGCAGTTCGGGCCCGATCCCGAACTCGCCGTCGCCGAAATGTCCCCCTGGCTTGATTTGCGTGTGCCGCCCAAGGGCGTGAAGCTACCAGACATCGAGGCGCAAACTCACCGACGGATCATCAAGACTCACCTTCCTATCGATGCGCTCGTCTATTCGCCCCGCGCCAAATATATCTATGTTGCGCGGGACGCGCGGGACGTGGTGTGGAGCATGTATAATCACCACGCGAATGCGAATGCGGGATGGTATGAAGCCCTTAATGACACGCCGGGCCGAATTGGTCCGCCGATCGATCGCCCGCCCGCTGACATCCGGCAATATTGGTTCGACTGGATGCAAGGCGACGGCCACCCCTTCTGGCCGTTCTGGCACAATATCCGGAGCTGGTGGGCAATCCGGCATCTACCCAACCTGATGCTGGTCCATTTTGCTGATCTGAAGCGTGACATGCCGGGCCAGATGCGCGCCATGGCCGATTTTCTGGGGATCGATGTCGCCGAGGCGAACTGGCCGCGCATCGTCGAATATTGCTCGTTCGATTGGATGAAGGCCAACGCTACCAAGAGCGTTCCACTCGGCGGCGCATTCTGGGATGGCGGTGCCGAAACCTTCATCAACAGGGGCGTCAACGGCCGCTGGCGCGACACGCTCAGCACAGACGAGTGCGCCGCCTATGAAGCCCGCGCACTCGCCGAGCTCGGCCCCGACTGCGCCCACTGGCTCGCAACCGGGGAGCGCTCAGACTGACCGGCTAGATCTCGCGCACCTCCACCAGTGGCACGCTCGCCGCGTCACCGGCCAGAAAGGTCGCCCGACTGACGGTCAGCCGGTCCTCCTCGAACCGCACCGGCACGTCGAAGCGGAAGCCCGCCGTCACCTCAGCGTCATCGCCCGGCGCGACATCGAAGACGACCCCGCCACGGCCATCGAGGGCCCATCCCGTCGCCACCGGCACGCCGTCCACCGCCACTACGACACTCCCCGCCACCGGCCGCGTGATCCGCCGCAGCAGGGCTTCATCCCCCTCGCCATAGCGTTTGACGAGCTGAAAGCGCGTGGCGACCCCGTCCCCCTCGCCCAACACCTGATCCATCGCAGAGGGAAGGCCCGTCATCCCGTTGGAACTGTCATCGAACGGGTCGCGGAACCGGAACGCCCGTGCTGCCCCGCGCCGTGCCCGGAAGAACGCCAGCAACATCTCGATATCGGCCTCGGATCGCACACCCGGCCCCGCATCGTAGCGCATCCGCGCCTCCGCCCAGTCGGCATTGCGCTGCTCATATCCCGCCGCATTCGTCACCACCGCCGTCGAAAAGCCCGGCTCCACGCTCGCATGGGCGCCCAGCGCGATCGGAAAATCGACATCGTCGAACGCCTGCACCTGCTCCTCCCCAAGATCGAAATGAACGAAGCCGTCGCGCAGCACCTGCGGCAGCGCCCACAGCAGCACCTCGGCATTGCCACGCCTGCGCGCCGCCTTAGCCGCTGCGTCGATCAGCCGCCACTGCGCCCGATCCTCGCCGCTGAGCACGAACCCGCTCAGATAATGCTGCGCATGGATCGGATAGCCGAGCCGCGCGGTCGCCGTCGCGACACCCCGCCGCGTCGCGCCGTCATTGCCGCTCGTCACCCAGTCATAATCCTCGAGCTGCAGCACATCGAACGCCGGGTTCGCCCAGCCGAGCGGCATGTTCGCGCGCCGCACCTCGGGCGCTGCGGGATCGAGCAGGCTCGGCAGGTAGATCAGCAGCAGCGTCTCCGCCCCCGGCGCTTCGTCCAGCACCGCCGCCGTCAGCGCCGCCGTGGACGCCGACAGCAGCGCGCCCGCCGCATCGAGCAATCCGGTCTGTGCGCCCGATAGTGCGCCATGCACATCCGGGACAGACACCGGGCTGCCGCCAAACGCCGCGACCGCCGCATCGTCATAGAGGCAGGGGCGGCCATCCGCCATGATCCACCACCAGGGCTCCCCGATCTGGAACCGGACCGCAGCATCGGCATCGCGCGCGATCGCGACGAACGCGCGCGCCACATCCTGAAGATAGCCCATCGCATCGCCATTGGCGGGCGACAGCAGGGTCGACGGCGGCACCCAGCCGGTCAGCGCGGGCGATCCATCTTCGGCCCGCTGCTTCCAGTCTCCCGGGCAATGCGCATCGAACAATTCGTAGGACAGCGACAGAATGACGGAGTAGCCCAAAGCCTTGGTATGATTTATGAAACCTTCATGCCATGCCGCGCAGGCGACATTGAGTGCACCACCGCCAGCCGTCGCCAGAAACGCGCTCTCCCCGGCATCCCACGCCAGCCGGAAATAATGGCTCATCCCGACATAATGATTGATCGGCCCGCGATAGCCGAGCTGCAGCATATTCCGCAGCAAGCGCGCGGGCGCGAGGTTGTAGCTGTCGTCGAAGCCGCTTGCGATCCGCAAGCCATGCTCCGGCACCATCACGTCCCCGATCGCGAGCGTCGAGCCGCCCCCTTCGCAGACGATCTCGCTCAACTCAGCCCAGCCCTCGACGGGCGAGGCAAGCGACGTCTCATCCTCCTCATCATAGCCCGGCGGCGCCAGCGAGAGGAACATCCGGTCGACATCGCCCGCCCACACCGGATCGGCCTCGCCGGGCAGCGTATAGCCACCGTCCACATCGCCGAAATCGAGCACGATCTCGGCATCGTCGGGGTCTCCCGCGGCATAGTTCCACAGCCGCACATACCAGGTGCGCGGATCGCCGCCCTCGTCGCGCCCCTCGATCGTCAAGGTCGGCCCGTTGATCTGGTCGAGCGCGATCACCCCGCCCGACCGCCACCGGAACCGCACCCTGCACGTCCGGAAATCCTTGCTGGTTTCGTAGCGTAGCAGCGGGTGATCGTACCGGTCCTCGGCCTCCCAGATCAGCCCGGCCAGGTCGCAGGCGCGGTAGAACACCGCATCCACCCGCAGCGCATCGGGCGCGGTGGTGATGACCGACGCCATCATCGGTCGCGGAAAATTGACTGTCCAGAAACGCGGATCGAACCGCTTGATGAAGCTGCGGACCTGCTGGTCGGCGGCATTCGCCAGCCACCATCCCACGCCTCAGCCCTCCGCCGCTTCAAGCGCGGAGCGCACCGCCCGCGCCACCTGCCGCGAGGACCGCGCCAGCGCCCCGCTGCCCTCGCCCGCCGGCGCGTTGATAGTCACCGAAACCCGCACATCCCGGCCGCCGGAAACCGCTCCCGCCACCACCTGCCCGCTCGCATGCGGCACGAACAGTTCCGGCCCGCGCTCCCCCACCACATAGGCCCGCCCCGGCGCGACCGGCCCGCCGGTCGCCCGGCCCGGCAGGCCGAGCAGCGATCCGATCGCCGTCGTCGCCAGCGACAGCAGCCCGCCCGAACCGCCGCCGCCCAGCACCGCTCCGATCCCGCCGTGCAGGGCCGAAGCGGCGATTTCGTTCATCGCCGACAGCGCCACCCGCTTGAGATCCTCGAACCCCAGCTTGCCCGTGCGGATGCTCCGCAGCAGCGCGCTTTCGATCAGCCCGCCCGCCCGGGCCGCCGCGCCGCCCAGCCCGTCCTCGATGGTCCCACGCATGTCCGCGACATCGCGCGCGAACCCGGCGGTGTCGGCGCGCACGCTCACCACCAGCCGCTCGATTTCCTCATCCATCCGGAAACATCTCCATCAACCGCGCGAGATCACCATCGCCGGCGCGCACACTCCCCGCGCCATCGCCAACAAGCACCTGAAAAATCACATGAAGTTCGGCCGGTGTCGTTGCCCAAAATTCGCTTGGCCGCCATCCCAATGCTGCACCGGCAATTCCCGCCAAACGCGCAGCACGAACGGCAAAACTGTCAGCGCTCACCGCCCCGCCAATATCTGCTGCAACAGCATCTTCAGCACCGGCGTCGCGTTCGCCAGCCCGCCTTCCGCAACCGCATCCCCAAGCCGCTCGCACGTCAGCCCCGCAGGCCGCTCGGCGATGCAGTGCCAGAACAGACCGACCATCTCGGAAAGCCGCAGCCCGCCCGCCGCCGCGCGCTCCACCAGCGCAAACAACGATCCAAGCTCCTCTTCCGCCGCCACCAGCGCCCCGAAGCTGGGCCGCAGCCGCAACTCCAGCCCCGCCGCCCGCAGCGTCGCTTCCCCCCGCGCCGGATTGCTCACGAGGCCACCACCTGGCCCGAGCTTTCGAGCGCGAGCGTGTAGCTCCGCTCCCCATTGAAATCGCCCGAGTAATCCAGCCGCGTCAGCAGGAACTTGCCCTGCAACTGCTCCCCGCTTTCAAAGACGAGCTGATAGTCGTCGATCGTCCCGGCCAGCGCATTGTTCTTGAGCCGCGTCTCCGCCGCCGATCCCGTGAACACGCCCGCCGCGGTCACCGATACCGATCGCACCCCCGCGCCCGGCAGCAGTTCGCGCCACCCGGCGGACGATTTGTTGGTGATCACCACCGCCTCGCCATTGATCGAAAGCTGCGTGGTCCGAAGCCCTGCCACCGTCGAGAACACCGGCGTCCCCGCCCCATTCCCGATCTTCAACAGAAACGCGCTGCCCTTTTCGGCTGCCATAACGATTTCCTCCGAAAGAATTTCAGATCTCCAGCGTTCGCGCCCGGTACTGGACGAACCCAGCCCACGGCCCCTCCGGATCGCGCACCACCCGCGCTCGCAGGAAAATGAGGCTCACCAGCCGATGCCTGTCGAGCGTCGCCCCGATCCCCTCGATCGCGATCTCGGCCTCCGCCATCAGCGCATGCAGCCGCGCGGGTGTGGCGCCGTCGTCCCAGATCGTGATCCCGATGCGATGGTCGCGCCCGCGCCCGCTCTTGTGGCTCCAGTCGGACGTCGACCCGTCCTCGATCACCACATAGGGCCAGGCCGCGCGCGCGGGCGGTCCGTCATGGATGCCGCTCACCACGCCCGCGATCGGCGCATGCGCCTGCAGGGCCGCGACCAGCGCCGCCTGCACTGCCTCCGCCGCCCCGCTCATCGCAGCCAGCCCGCGACGTCGCGCAGCACCGCCAATGCCGGGTCGCGCAGCCAGCGGATCGCCAGCCGCCGCCCGCTGATCACGATGCCGTCGCCCTCTTCCGAAACCGCCACATCCCCCGGCAAATCATCCCGCAATCGCGCTGCCATCAGAATACGCCTGTTGCGTGCGCGCCGCGCCGCGATCTCCGCCAGATGCGCCGGGAGCCGATCCATCGTCATCGTTCTTCCTCCGTGCCGAGTGTGAGCTGATCGGGCGCGCGCGGATCGGCCATCAGCGATCGGACCCGCAGCCTGCGGCCGGCCCACAGCACCCGGTCGCCGATCGTCGGCAGCGGCGCCTCGGCGCGCATCGTCACCGCCCAGCGCGGCATCGCCGCTTTGGCATCGGCTTCCGCGATCGGCCCGATCAGGTCCGGCGCGATCTCCACCCAGGCGCTCCGCATCGTGATCCAGTCGCCGCTCGCCGCGCCCAGAACGTCGCGCGCATCTTCGCGCCGCTCGATGATCACACGGGTCCGCAGCCGCCCCGCAAGCGCGCCTTTCATCGCAGCCGCATCCGCCGCCACGGCCGCCACAACGCCGCCACCGCGATCGGTGGCCCGCCATCGTCGCGGGCGTCGCGATGCGCGTGGAGGTGCGCCACCAGCCGGATGATCCCCTGCCGGATCATGTCGGGCAGCCCCGCCCAGCCCGCCGCGATCCCGGCCTGATAGATGACGACGATCCGCCCCGCCGCGCCCGGATTGCTCACCCGCACCCAGCCGTCGCCATCCGCATCGATATCGATTGCGTAATCGCTGACCGGCAGGTCGAACGCCGCCCCCTCGGTGGGCAGGCCCTGCACGGACGTGATCGCCCTGACCGGCGTCTGCGCCAGCCGCCGCCAGCTGCTGACCGCCGGGATCGTCTCCTCGAATGTGCGGATGACGATCGCCTGCGAAAGGAACCCTTCCGCCACCGCCCCGGCGGCCGCGAGCAGCGCCGTCACCCCGGCGTCATCGGCGTCGCTTTCGATCCGCAAATAGCCCTTGGCATCGTCAAGGCCGGCAGCGAGCGCCGCGGCCATGCCGGGATCATCGATCATGAATTGCCCCCAGGATTGTCGCTGCAAACAAACAGCGTCATCCCAGCGCAAGCTGGGATCTCATTGTTCTTAAGAGAGATTCCAGCCTTCGCTGGAATGACGGAAAAGAGCTAAACCCGCAGATGCGCCTTGAACGCGCGCTGCACCGCTGCCCCCTCGACCGCGCGGCCCGTGCTGCTCGGATGGATGCCGTCGACATTGACCAGCGTGCTCATCGCCCGCCCGTCGGTCCAGAATTCGAGCCGCGCGTCGACCAACCCCTTGAACGTGTCGACCAACGCCGTCATCGCCGATCCGAGCTGCCCCTGATTGTGCCCGAGGTTGAGCAACAGCACCGGATGATTGCCCGGCACCGCGACCTTGGGAAAGCGCGTGCTGTCGTTGAAATAGGCGAAGTCCTTCCCCGCTGCAGAGCCATTGTAGATGTGCAGTGTCGGCGATCCCGCGATCGGCGACACCACATCCTCGTTCGCCCAGCCTTCGAGCAACACCGGGCTGATCCGCGCCCCGTCAATCCCCTGCCGGATCGCCGCGCCATAGATCCGGCCCGAAATCACGCTGGTCGCCGATCCCGTGCCGCCCAGCTCATAATTGATCCCCGCCGGAGCATTCAGCGCCGCGATCGTGCCGGCCGATGTCTGGGTGCTACCAAGCTGGGTCCAGCTCGTCGCCCCGATCGCCTGGGTCCAGAACTTCACATCCTTGCCCGACGCGCCATTGTCGATGTCGAGCGTCGCGCGCACCCGGTAACGCTGCCCGTCGGTAAAGCCGGTCGCCGCACTGCTCGTCGCGGTGACGATGCTCGATCCGTCAGCGGTATATTCGAGGCTCAGCGCGCCGCTTGTGGTCACCCGGAAGCGCCAGCTCTTGTTGGTGCTGCTGCCCCAGCGCCCCATCAGGCTGGTCGTCGCAGGGGGCGTCCAGTCATCGAGCAGCACATCGCACCGCACATCGAGATCGCCCGTCACCTCGCCGAGCAGCGTCGGGTCGAGATAGCGCGCCTTCTGCCCGCCCCCCGCATAATCGATCGTGCGTTCGCCCGCCGCACCGCTGCTGATCACCACCGGCGCGGCATAATCCTGCGTGCTGTCGTTCCACAGATGATAGACCACCGCCCAGCCCGGAAATTGTCCCGCAAGATAAGACCCAAGCAGATAGGGCCACTCGTCGGCCTCGTCCCCGGTCGAATCCCCCACCACCTGCAGCACGAGCGACTGGTCGCCGCGATGCATCGTAGACATGAACGCGCGGATGCCTTCACAGGCAGGCGCATAAAGCGGCTTGATCAGCAGACGGCTCATAGCGCCTCCAGTTCGAAAATCGTGCCATCCTCGTCGGCAAGGAAGCTGCCGTCCTCGTCGATGGCGAAGTTGGTGGTGTCGACGCCCGGCCCGCCGGTCGCCTGACCATATCGCTGCGGCCCAAAGCCGAAGCCGATCGCGAACCCGCCCATCAGTAGAGCGCCAGGATATCGGCCGCGGTCGTCCCCGTCGCCCGCACATAGCGCGCTCGGAACGGCAGGATCGCGCCAGCGGGCACATTCTTCCAGACCTGATCGGCGGCCCCGTTCAGCCCCCGCATGGTGATGTTGCCGGCGCTGCCCACATACAGCGCCTTGGGAATATCGGTCAGCGCATTCACATCATGCGGCGTCACCGCCAGCGCATAGGTGGACGGCGCCGAGGGCGTATCCCCCAGCGTCGAGAAATTGTCGGCCATATGTTGTCATCTCCAAATCATTGTCATCCCCACGAAAGCGGGGATCCAGCTCAACGGCGCGTCAGATCATATCGCCGGAAAGGTCGCGCCAATCCGGATTGCCCTGCTCGATCAGCGCCAGCTTCCAGGCGCGCCGCCATTTCTTGATCGCCTTCTCACGCGCAATGGCTTCGTTGATGTCCGCAAACGCTTCAGCGTGAACCAGCATCGTCACACGGTAGCGCTTTGTGAACCCGTCACCCGTCCCATTGCGATGCTGCTCGATCCGATGCGCCAGCGATCCGGTAACACCAGTATAGAGCGTCCCGTTTCGCGCACTGGCAAGAATATAGACATGATAGGTCTTGCTCACCGCAAGCGAAGTACTGGATTCCCGCCTTCGCGGGAATGACAAGTTGAGTTGATCCTAGCCCCCACATTGTCATCCCCGCGCAGGCGGGGATCCAGTCCCGAACTACCGATCAAGAAGCGGAGAACTTCATCACTTTAATAGCCTCGGAGTTCACCACCCCACCCCCGATCCGCTTCACCGCATAGAAATTCACATACGGCTTGTTGGTATAAGGATCGCGCACGATCTGCGTCTCGGAACGCTCCGCGATCAGATACCCCGCCCGGAAATTCCCGAACGCGATCGAAAGCGAATTGGCCGCCACATCCGGCATATCCTCGCACTCGATCACCGGATAGCCGAGCAGCGTATCCGCCCGTCCCTCGCTGAGCGCCGGCTGCCACAGGAACGCCCCGTCCGAAGTCTTGAACTTCCGGATCGAAGCCAGCGTCGACGAATTCATCGCGAACACCGCGCCCTGCCGGTAAGGCGACCGCAACGCCTGCACCAGATCGACCAGCTTGTCCTGCGGATTGGAGGCGGCAAACGCCCCCGCCGCGCCCGACGCCACATATTGCAGCGAACCCCAGGCCCGCACGCTGTCCACCTCATTGGTGGTCGTATAGGTCAGGAACCCCTGCGGCCGGTTCGTGCCATTCCCATTGACGAAAGCCGCGCCCTCGGCCCGCGCGAATTCGGTCGCGATCTCGTTCGCCAGCCAGCTTTCGACATCGAACGCCGCATCGTCGAGCATCGCCTGGCTTGCCGCCGGATTGGCGTAAAGCTCGCCCGAGGGTGGCACGAACTCGCGGAAGGTCGGCGTCCCGGTCTCCGGCCGCGCGGCGGTCTCCGCCACCCAGCCCGAGGCCACGCCCCCGGTCGTGATCAGCTTGCGATACCCCCAAGTCCCCACCTTGACGACGTTCGCCACCCGCCGGATCGGCGAAATGGCGACCAATGCCTCATCGATCGCGGCATCGATCTCGCGCGGCACCG